GATCCACTTCTGCCATAAGCGCATGTGTGTACGTGCTCAAGAGTTTGTTCGGCTGATTGCCTATCTGATGAAAGATGTCATTGCTGATGTCTCGCCAATGTTTGCTTCCGAGCTTAAGCCACAATGCGAGCATTTGCTTTGGTGTCCTGAGCGGAGAAACGGTTGTGGTCGTTATCTGACGAAGGCACGTCTGAAATTGTTTTTGAACCAAAATGAGCGTCTTTGAGTTTACCGTTGATGAAAGGAGGTGATTCCAATGGCTACGAGAGGACGAAAGCCTAAGCCTACAGCACTTAAATTGATTGAAGGCAATCCCGGTAAGCGACCTCTCAACGAGCACGAGCCGGTTCCGCCTAAGCTTAATAGCAAATGCCCGGATTGGCTACTCCCTGAAGCCAAGAAAGAATGGAAGCGCCTCGCACCTGCTCTTGAGGCAATGGGAATTCTAACCATGGCAGATCACAAGGCGTTTGCGGCTTATTGTCAGGCGTATGCACGCTGGAAAGAAGCCGAAGAATTCATCACCCAGCACGGCTCCATTTTCAAAACGCCCTCCGGTTATGTACAGCAGGTACCGCAGGTCTCAATCTCCATGCAGAATATGAAAATTATGCAGTCTTTCTGTACTGAGTTTGGTCTTACCCCTGCCTCCCGCTCCCGTATTATTGCTGGTGGCAGTGAAGATGCCGGTTCAGAAGATCCTATGGAGCTTCTCCTGAAAGGCGGGTGGGGCTAATGTACAGTGAAGCTAAAGCTCAACGTGTTATCCGATTTATCGAATGCCTGAAGCACACGAAGGGTGAGTTTCACGGAAAGTCTTTCAAGCTTTTACCCTGGCAGGAAAAAATCATCAAAGATGTGTTTGGCACCGTGCGCGATGATGATCCAACGATGCGCCAATACACAACTGCCTATGTTGAGATTCCAAAAAAACAGGGAAAGTCAGAGTTGGGCGCTGCGATCGCGCTAAACATGCTCGTAAATGACGATGAGTGGAAAGCTGAGGTATACAGCTGTGCAGCTGATCGCCAGCAGGCAGCTATTGTTTTTGATGTAGCGGTCGACATGGTTAAGCAGTCTCCAGCTCTGATGAAGAGAATCAAGATCATTCCCTCCACGAAGAGAATGGTCTATCAACCAACGGGGTCTATCTATCAGGTACTTTCAAGCGAAGTTGCCACAAAGCATGGTTTGAATGTGTCTGCCTGCATTTTTGACGAATTGCACACACAGCCCACTCGAGCGCTCTATGACGTAATGACCCAAGGCTCCGGTGACGCCCGCAAACAGCCGCTCTGGTTCTTTCTTACGACAGCGGGTACTGATCGTAATTCGATCTGCTGGGAAGTACACCAAAAAGCTTTGGACATTCTCGAAGGCCGAAAACATGATCCGCGATTCTATCCTGTTATCTTTGGTTTGCCAGATGAAGCAGACTGGCAGGATGAAAAGAATTGGTACATTGCCAATCCCTCCCTCGGTCAAACCATCAGCATTGACAAAGTCCGCGATGCTTATCGCAAAGCGCTGGAAACTCCAGCAGATGAAAATATGTTCCGTCAGCTGCGTTTGAACCAGTGGGTCAAGCAGTCCGTACGCTGGATGCCAATGGATCGTTGGGATGAAAATGCCGGTTATGTTGATGCACACGAGCTTGAGGGGCGTGTGTGTTATGCAGGACTAGACCTATCCAGTACATCTGACCTCACGACGCTTGTACTTGTGTTCCCGCCCGGCGATGATGATGAGCCCTATACTGTTCTGCCTTTTTTCTGGTTGCCAGAAGATACACTCCCACTTCGAGTTCGTCGTGACCATGTCATGTACGACACGTGGGAAAGGCAAGGGTTCATCAAAACCACGGAAGGCAATGTTGTGCACTATGGATTCATCGAGCGATTCATCTGCGAGTTAGGCGAACGGTACAACATCCGTGAAATCGCCTATGACAGATGGAATGCAACCATGATGGTTCAAGCCCTCCAAGACGACGGCTTCACAATGGTCCCCTTCGGCCAGGGTTTCAAGGATATGAGTCCTCCGACCAAGGAGCTGATGCGTATCGTTCTTGAACACAAGCTCAATCACGGCGGACATCCGGTGCTGAGATGGAACATGGATAATGCCTATGTCCGCACCGATCCTGCTGGCAACCTGAAAATAGATAAAGAGAAGTCCACGGAAAAAGTGGACGGAGCAGTTGCTCTGGTCATGGCTTTAGATCGTGCCATGAAGAATCTGGGCGGCGGTGGCTCTGTCTACGATGACCGTGGGCTTCTCATTATCTAACCCACTGAAAGGAGGAGCGATATGCCATGGTGGATGAGAAATTGCGAAAATCTGGATAAAGCAGTTTATAACGGCGTTGGGCGCTTCAATATCCCCGAAATTGCACCCGTTTTGCTCGATTCATGCGAGTTTATCGGTTTTAATCAGGCGAAACGGTATCCAAATCCGGGAGATACAGGCATCCATTTTTTCTTGAATGATTACCAGTTTTTTCGCTGCTGGACAGGCGTCGAGCTTTATATGCCGATGCTCGAGAAGTTCAAGTGTGTTTGCACGCCTGACTTTTCCCTATATACAGACTTCCCATTAGCTGTCCAGATCTACAATCACTACCGTAAGCACTGGCTTGGACGCTACTGGCAAGATCACGGTATGCTTGTTATTCCAAGCGTCTCTTGGAGTGATGAAACCAGCTATGACTGGTGCTTCGACGGCGAACCTGTTGGCGGTGCTGTAGCAATCTCCTCAGTAGGCACCCAGATGGCCAGTGAAAGCAAGCACCTATTCAAACGCGGATATGAAGAAATGATGGCGAGGCTTAAACCCTCGACCATCTTTTTTCATGGAATGATACCCGATTGGTGTTACGGAAACATCGTGCCCATCAAGGCACATCAGTCTAAGCTTCGAGAGCTGAGGTGATGTGTCTTGGGTGGGCGTGGCGGTTCTGTTTTCAAAACAGACAGCTTTCAAAAATCTGAAGCCTTCTTCGGATTGAATCGCAGCAATGGAATGTATAACGATTGGCGACACAAGCTCAGTCAAATCGAATTTGCAGCAATGAGGCGTTATACAAGCTCAGATTATCGGGACATCAATGATGCTCTTCGCAGTCAACGGCTTTCAAGAGCACCTCAAGACATTCGTGAATGCATTGATGATATGACCAAAGCCATTTCATCGTTTTATCTCAAAAAGAGTCTGACCGTCTATCGCGGGGCAAACAGCTCCATTTTTGGTGGCAGAAAAACCGCAGATGAGATTAATGCAATGGCTAAAGCAGGCGCTCGTCTGAAAGACTTAGGCTTTATGTCAACTTCTGCATCATCTGGTGCTCAGTTTAGCGGAAGCTACAAGTTCATTATTACAGTACCTGCAGGTGTGGGTCGCGGCGCGTATATTGCACCTCTCTCTCACTATCAAAGCGAGAACGAATTTCTATTGCAGCGTGGTTCTTCTTTCAAAATCACCAAAGCTGTTCAAAGTGGTTCAACAACCGAAGTTTATCTTCGACTAATCCCTGAAAAGAAAAAGAAAAACTAAGGAGGATTCCATAATGGATGATAAGCGCAAAGACCGATTCACTTCTAAAGAGGGTGAGCTGATTATCACCTTTCCTGAAAAGAAGAAAACCAAGTCGACTGGTAAGCCTGGTAAGCCCAACAAAGCTAAGGCGGGCGGTTATCGCAAGGGTGGACGTTAATGCCGCGCAAACCCAAACGCCCTTGCCGTCATCCAGGCTGCCCCAAGCTTGCAGATGGTGTGTACTGTGATGAGCATCGTGGACTGTATCAACGAGAAAACGCATCACAGCGCGGTTATGGCTCTCAATGGCGTGTTGCCAGAGAACAGTTCCTCCGCCACAATCCACTCTGTGTACTTTGCATAAGTCAAGGCAAGATACAGCCAGCTACCGTTGTTGACCATATCATTCCCCATAGAGGAGATCAAAAGTTATTCTGGGATATGACCAACTGGCAGGCGCTCTGTAAGTCCTGTCATGACAAGAAGACGGGCAGCGGCCTGTAATCATTAGGAGGTGTATTCCTTGAAACTCTTCGGACGCTTCAAGGCACGGGACAAGCCCACTGATTCGGTGAGTGCCGCGCCTGTTTTCTACTTTGGCACCAGCGGCTCAGGCAAATCGGTTACCGCACGATCTGCTATCCAGGTGTCTACTGTGTATGCTTGCGTCAGGGTTATCGCGGAGACAATCGCTAGTTTGCCCATCCATGTCTACGAACAGACGGAGGGAGGCAGCA